CACGTAGCTCACGTTAGTGGCGTAACTGTTAATTCAACTGCAGGTGACTCACCAGCTATTGGTACATTTGCACAACCAGCTAATACAATTATTACAGGTATTACAATATTTTGTGCTGTTGCTCCTGTATGTGGTTCAGGCGATATAGGATACGAAGTCGGTACATCTAGCTCAGGTGCACAAATTGTTGCAGCACAGACAGATGAGATTCTTGATGCTGGTACAACTGTTGTTGTAGGTAGTGTTACACAGACTGCCTTAGTTCTTCAGACGCAGGATGCAGCAACTGCACCTATATCTGCACAGTATGCTTCTGCTGCACGTAATATTTTTTGTAATATTACAAACACAGTAAACGCAACTACAGCAGGTTCTTTTACTTTTATCATTGAGTATGTACAAATAGCATAATATAAAAAGGAAATAGTATTATGAATTATATTAAATCTATATATAAATACTTAGAGCGTGTAGTGCGCTCTATTTTAAACATTAGATGTAACTGTTGCGATAAATGTAAGTGTGGTAGCTAAAATGAAAGGTGTACCTCATTATACCCGTGACGGGAAAGAACACAAAGGCAGTATGCATAAGATGGCCGATGGCACATTGCATACAGGCAAAACGCACAGTAAATCTAGTAAACGCTTATATCATTTTAAAGAACTATCTAAAAAGGCACAGGCTATAGCTAGACCTAAGAAGAAAAATAAATAATGGGAAGACAACTTACAGAAAAACAACAAAGGTTTTTGGATGTTCTTTTTGATGGGGCTGGTGGTAATCCTGTAGCTGCTAAGAAATTAGCTGGGTACAGTGATACTGTATCTTCTACTACTATTATGGCAGCTCTTCAAGAGGAAGTAAATGATTTAACACGTAAGTTTTTAGCAGCGGCAGGAACTCGTGCTGCATATTCTTTATTAGAGGTTATGACTAACCCTACTGATCTTGGTAATAAAGAAAAACTAGCAGCTTCTAAAGATGTTCTTGATAGAGCTGGGTTTGTAAAAACAGATAAAGTAGAAATAAAATCTGATAGCCCTGTATTTATTTTACCTCCTAAAAAAGATGATTAGTAAAAGTTGGAAAATACCAATGCCAGAAGAAATTGAAGATGTCCTTGTTTGGAAACCTGTAGTAAGAGTAGGAAGAATAATTCCTTTTGGGTATAGACAAGACCCAGAAGATAATGATATAATACTTCCAATCCCAGAAGAGTTAGAATTGCTAGAGCAAGCAAAAAAATATCTTAAACAATACAGTCTTAGGAATGTAGCTGATTGGTTAAGCGAAGAATCTCAAAGATATATCTCTCATGTGGGTTTAATGAAAAGAATTAAACTTGAACAAAAACGTAAAAAAGAAGTTTCAACTCAACGCTACTATGCCCAACGGTATAAAGAAGCGTCCGAAAAAGCAAAGAAACTTGAAGACCAACGTATCGGTGGAAGAAGAGTTGAGTACTACGGAGACAGTATCGGCACAGCCGAAGCCTGAAGAGTTTGAAGTAGAAAAAGCTCAACGAGTTATTTTCCAACCAAACCCTGGCCCTCAGACAGAATTTCTTTCTGCTGGAGAACAAGAGGTTTTATACGGAGGTGCAGCAGGTGGTGGAAAAAGTTTTGCCATGCTTGCAGATCCAGTACGTTACTTAAACAATCCTTCTTTTAGAGGTTTGTTAGTACGTAGGTCAACAGAAGAACTTAGAGAACTTATTTCTGTATCTAAACAAATATACCCAGAAGCAATACCAGGTATTAAGTTTATGGAAAGAGACAAGACTTGGGTAGCACCTTCAGGTGCAACACTTTGGTTATCTTATCTTGATAGAGATGATGATGTTACACGTTATCAAGGACAAGCTTTTTCTTGGATTGGTTTTGATGAGCTTACACAATGGCCTTCTCCCTACCCTTGGAACTATATGAGGTCACGATTAAGAACTACCCGTGATAGTAATTTAAAATTATACCAAAGAGCTACAACAAACCCAGGCGGTCCTGGACATAGTTGGGTAAAAAAACTTTTTATTGATCCTTCTCCCACTAATAAATCTTTTTGGGCTACAGATGGAGAAACAGGAAAAACAATAAGATGGCCTAAAGGTCACTCTCGTGAGGGAGAGCCACTATTTAAACGTAGGTTTATACCTGCAACATTATTTGATAACCCTTATTTATCTGATGACGGATTATATGAAGCTAACTTACTTTCATTACCTGAACACCAACGTAAACAATTGCTTCAAGGTGATTGGGATGTTAATGAAGGATCGGCATTTCCTGAGTGGAATAGGAGTATACACGTTGTTAGTCCTTTTAATATACCTAGTAATTGGGTAAAATTTCGTGCATGTGATTATGGGTATGGATCTTATACAGGAGTTGTTTGGATTGCTGTATCACCATCAGAACAGTTAATTGTTTACAGAGAACTATATGTAACTAAAGTTATTGCTACTGATTTAGCAGATAGAATAATAGAACTAGAAGAAGGTGAAAGTATTAGATACGGAGTTCTTGACTCTTCTTTATGGCACAAACGTGGCGATACAGGCCCATCATTAGCTGAACAAATGATTATGCGTGGCTGCAGATGGAGACCAGCAGATCGTAGTAAAGGATCTAGAGTAGCAGGTAAAAATGAATTACATAGAAGATTACAAGTAGATGAATATACTGAAGAACCTAGACTTGTATTTTTTAATAGTTGTACTAATACCATATCCCAATTACCAGTAATACCTTTAGATAAAAATAACCCTGAAGATGTAGATACTCACTCTGAAGATCACCTATATGATGCACTTAGGTACGGTGTAATGACAAGACCAAGAAGTAATTTATTTGATTTTGATCCATCAACACAAAAAAGTGGGTTTCAAATGAGTGACCCAACTTTTGGATATTAAGGAAATAAAATGGAAGAAGAAAATACACTAGATAATGAAATGTTATTTGACTCGTCTGAGTCATCTGCTTTAGATGATAATAAAGAAAAAGACCTTAGTGATCCTTCTGCTGGAAGAATTATAGATTTAGTTAGGGAAGCTTACTCTAAAGCTTCTACAGGTAGAGAAATTGATGAGACTCGTTGGATACAAGCATATAGAAATTATCGTGGTATCTATGGCCCTGATGTACAATTCTCAGGTACTGAAAAGTCTCAAGTGTTTGTTAAAGTTACAAAGACTAAAGTATTAGCAGCCTATGGTCAAATAGTAGAAGTTTTATTTGGTAATAATAAATTTCCTATTACAGTAGATCCTACTACTTTACCAGAAGGTGTAGTTGAATCAGTTTTCTTTGAAAGTAATCCAGAGTTAGTTAAAGCACAGAAAGTTTCACCAGAAGATAAAAAACTACTTCCTGGTGAGACCACTCCACAACTTCAAGAACGACTAGCTGGCTTACAGAGTAAGTTAGAACCTGTAGCAGATAGACTACAAGAAGGTTCTGGAACCACTGCAAGTCAAATAAGTTTTCAACCAGCACTAGTAGCAGCTAAAAAAATGGAAAAGAAAATCCATGATCAATTAGAAGAGTCTAATGCTAATAAACAATTACGAGTAGCTGCTTTTGAAACTGCACTATTTGGAACTGGTATTATGAAAGGCCCATTTGCTGTAGATAAAGAATACCCTAATTGGGATGAAGAAGGGGTTTACTCACCTACAATTAAAACTATACCACAAACTTCTAGTGTATCTGTATGGAATTTTTATCCAGACCCTGATGCAGCTAATATGGATGAAGCAGAGTATGTAGTAGAGAGACATAAGATGTCTCGTAGTCAAATGAGGGCTTTAAAACGTAGACCTTTCTTTCGTTCTAACTGTATTGATATGGCACTTTCTATGGGGGAGAACTATGTTAAAGAGTGGTGGGAACAAGCTATGGAAGATGAAAGCCATGAATCTAAAGCTCAACGATATGAAGTACTTGAGTTCTGGGGTAATGTAGACATTGATGTATTAGAGGGACATGATGTAGATATACCAGAAGATATGAAAGATCTAGATGAAATAAGTGTGAACATCTGGACTTGTAATGGTAAAGTACTAAGATTAGTTATGAATCCTTTTACCCCTAACTTAATACCATACTATGCAGTACCTTATGAAGTAAATCCTTATAGTTTATTTGGTGTAGGTATAGCTGAAAATATGGATGATACCCAGACATTAATGAATGGTTTTATGAGAATGGCTGTTGACAATGCTGCACTATCTGGTAATATGTTAATAGAAGTAGATGAAACTAATCTAACTCCTGGTCAAGATCTAAGTGTATACCCTGGTAAAATATTTAGAAGACAAGGAGGTGCACCTGGACAAGCAATCTTTGGCACAAAGTTCCCTAATGTATCTAATGAAAATATGCAAATGTTTGATAAAGCCCGTGTATTGGCTGATGAGTCTACGGGCTTCCCTAGTTTTGCTCATGGTCAAACTGGTGTCCAAGGAGTGGGACGAACCGCTTCTGGTATTAGTATGCTTATGTCTGCTGCTAATGGCAGTATACGGAACGTGGTTAAGAATGTTGATGACTATTTATTAGCTCCATTAGGTAAAGCATTTTTTAATTTTAATATGCAGTTTGATTATGATACTGAAATTAAAGGTGACTTAGAAGTTAAGGCCCGTGGTACTGAATCATTAATGGCTAATGAAGTTAGGTCACAAAGATTAATGCAATTTTTAGGTGTGGTACAAAATCCAGTCTTAGCTCCTTTTGCTAAAATGGATTACATAATACGTGAGATAGCAAAGAGTATGGATCTTGATCCAGATAAACTAGTTAATTCTATGGGCGATGCTGCAATACAATCAGAAATACTTAAGAAATTTAAAGAAGAAAATCCTACACCTGAAGCTCCACCTCAAGCTGCAGCACCTCCAGGGGAAGTTCCAGCAGGTGTTCAAGCTCAAGATACGCAAGGGTCAGGTGGTGGACAGATAGGAACAGGTAGTGTACCTATACCAGGTGAACAAGGATTCTCAGCTAACACAGGACAACCTCCAATACAATGAGTAAGTTAAAAATGTTTGTAAACAATCCAGAACTTTGGGAATCTTTTGTTGAAGAACTAGAAGTGCGTCTTGAAGCTAATCACAAACAATTAGAACAAATAGCAGAAACAGAAGAACTTCATAGACTACAAGGAGTAGCAAGAACTCTACGAGCGTTTATGAGATTAAGGGACGATGTAAATGGTAGCTGATAACTTAATGAGAAGATATGCTTTACCTACAAGAGTAATTTACCCAGCATTATCTGATGATAAATTTAAAGTATTAGATGAACTACCTTTACCTTCTAATCCTAGTGAAGACTCTGCAAGAGAACAAGACTTAATTAAAAAAGGTTTTAGTAATGAAGAGCCTGAAATTGTGCCTAGTATTAAAAAACCAACTTTATCACAAGCAATGATAGCTACTAAAAACGAAGAGTTAAGGGAATTAAAAAACTTACAGTTTTACAGTAATTCAGATTTATCAACTCTTACTAGAGAGCGTGAAAATATTAAAGCTAAAACATATGCACAAGAAGATTTAAATAGTATTAGAAGTAGTGTTTATAACCTTGCATTAAATTTAGGTGCTGAACCTAGAATTGCAGATAATTTTTCTACTGCTGCAGATTGGACTCCTATTATTGGAGACTTTGCTGGTTTTGAAGATGCTGTTGATAACTATAAAGCTGGTAATTATGGTACAGCTATTTTTGATGCAACACTTGCAACTATTGGTTTAGCTCCTATTGCAGGAGATATAATAAAAAATATTTTAAAAGGTACTAGAAAAATAAAAAGTAAAGATCCTTATTTTGATTCAACAGAGGAATTAGATGATGGGGTTAGTTTAAAAATAATTGCTGGTACTAATGTAGCAGACACTAATATAATAAAAAAACTAGAAGAGTTTGAAACTAAAAGAAGAACCGTAGGTTCAGATACAAGTAATACTGGTTGGATTCTTCATCCAACTACTAGTAGACCTGTTTTTGAAATAAGTGATGCAGAGGCGACAGTAAATAATAAATTTATTACTGGACCAATGCTTAAAAAATCTGATATATTTAAACAACCTACTGACATGGATCAAGTTACAACTTTACAAGAAATTTTTAAACACGAAGAATTATATAAATTATATCCAGACTTAAAAAATATGAGAGTAATTATTAATAAAACTTTACCTGAAGGTACATCAGGTAGTTTTCAACAAACAGCAATGTATGGACCAATATTAACTATAGCACCTTACCGTGAAATAGCAAAAAGTATAAATATTAATTCAAACAATCTTACTGAAATACCTAATATTGATTTTGCAATTGAAAATACTATAGAAGAATACAAAAAAACTATCTTACATGAAGTACAACATGCAGTTCAAAAAATTGAAAACTTTCCATCAGGAGCTAACATAGATTCTTCAGGTTCAAAATTTATGGATTGGTTTGATTCAGAGGGACCATATGAAATAGCAGATCAGATGGGGGTTAATATAGAAGACGTAAGTGGTTCTAAATTACCAAAGGATTTAAAAGTTTATTTTTATAGAGCT